CCGGAGGCGGACCCGCCGCCACATCCGGTGGACCCGGAGGCGGACCCGGAGGCGGACCCGGAGGCGGACCCGCCGCGCCGGGGGCGGTGCGGCGATTCCTGTTATCTCCCGGATTGGCGGCGGATAAAGCAGCAGCAGCAGCCTTGCCCATTACCCGTGTAAAAGCGTTCACGCTGGGAATCTCAGTCCCGGCGAGCTTGTGGGAATTTCTCTTTCCTTTTGCGAGAGTTGACATCCTGATATATATATATATATATATTATAAAAAAAAAATATATTATTAAAATATAAATGAATTTAAATTGTGACTGTAAAACTATAACCTTAATAATTATTTTAGCATTAATTTTGTTAATATTAATGGGAACTTTATTCTATAGAGTAAAAAATAATGTAGATGAAAATAAATGTGATTGTGATAATTAAATTTAATTTAATATTTAAGTAATTAACAACTATATTAAATAAATATGTCAATGAAAGGCAATAAAGGTTTTATAAATCACGGCGCCACCTGTTATTTAAATTCAGCATTACAATGTTTATCACATATAGATATTTTAAGTGATAATGACTTTAAAAATCAAATTATAAAATATAAAAAAAATTCGACCCCATTAGTAGATGAATGGTTAAATATTCAAAATCAAATGTGGTCGGACGAAGGTAATAACTCTATAAATTCTAGTGATTTAATACAATTATTTATTAAAAAATGTGAAGATAAAAATATTTATTTTGAATCATTTGAGCAAAACGATGCATCTGAATTTTTAAATTTTTTTTTAGAATTTATCCATGATGAAATTTCTAGGAAAATACATATAAATATTCAGGGTGCCGTAAAGAATACCTTAGATAAATTATATCATAATAATTTAAAAATATATGAAAAACATTTTAAAAGTAATTATTCATTTATTATAGAAAATTTTTATTCAAGTTCATTAAGTTTAACTCAGTGTCCCGAATGTAATAATACTACAGATAATCATGAACCATTATCTATAGTAACTTTAACTTTAAAAAGTGAATATAATTCATTATATGATTGTATAGATGAATATGTAAAAAAAATATCATTAGATGATGATAATAAATTAAAATGTGAAAAATGTGAAAACTATGTCAACTCTAGTAAAAAAATAGTGTTTTGGGACTTGGCGCCCGTGTTAATTATTTTATTGAAAAAATATAATAATGAAAATGGAATAATATCAAATAAAATTAATTACCCGACTAAATTAGATATGAATAAATATTGTTTAAATTATAAAGAAAAATCTACAGAATATGAATTAAGTGGGTTAATTATACATACTGGTGGATTAAACTCGGGACATTATTATTCAATATGTAAAAATACATTAGAAAACCAATGGAAAGTTTATAACGATACACAAGTATTTAATATAGATGAAAATAAATTATTTAATAATCATCCTTATTGTTTATTCTACAAAAGAGTTCAATAATATTCTCCATCTGTATATTCATCTTCTATATCTGAGTTATTTTCAAAATCTTCAAATAATTCAATATTTTTATAAATAAATTCTATTAAATCAAGTGAAGTTTTATTTTTATGAAAAATATTATTTGTAAATCCATATGATATTTCTTTAAAATCTATAAATAAATCAACAATATCAGAACAATATTTCAAATCAAAATACTCATAATTTTTATTGATAATTATATCTGATTTATAATTATTTCGAATAAAATTATCATATAAAAATATAGAAAAATTTTTTAATAAAGTTTCATTATCTGTATTTAATTTAAAATCTTTATTATTATTATCAATAAAATTTGCTAATTTATCAAAAAATTTATTAATCATTTCATTATTATTATTTGCCCAAATAATATCCATTTATATAATTATTTAAATTTATTTATGAAATATTCTATATTATATTTAATATTTTCTAACGAATCATTTGAATTAATATATAGCAATTTACTAGTATTTTTGAATTTTAATTCTCCTTTTTCAGATAAATGATTCATATTTTTGATATGGTCATTATAATTATCTGGATATAATTGTTTTAATCTATTCAATCTAGTTACTACATTAATATTCAGAATAATATAAATCCAGTCTCCATCTTGTTCTAATAAATCTAATTCATTTTGAAATCTTAAATCATCTATAATACAATATTCTTTTTTAGTCGTTTTCTTAATAATATATTTTGCCCATATATCTGGATCAATATCTCTCATTTTATCAGCAATATTAATTAACAAAGTTCTATCTTTTAAATTTTCGTCCATATTAAATAGTTGATATGCAATATCTTTAATTTTTTTACCAAATGAATATATTTCTAATTCATTGTTAAAAGTTTTTAGTATATTGGCAATAGTTGATTTACCAGAACACATTGGACCTGTAATAGCAAACTTCATTTATTTATAAATTTAATTATTTTTAAATATTAATTAAATTTAATTATACTGTGGGTGCTAATGTGCCTGTTACTGTGTTACCACTAGTAGTAAATCTAATAAATACATACATTAAACCTGCGATAACTAATATACTAATTGGTTGAAATAAATTATATAATAAATCTATAATACTATCAAATAAACTCGCATCTTTTTTATCTTCATCTTTATAATCTGTTTTCCAACCTTCATATGGAGGTTTTTTGTCCAAACTATCTCTATTGGTATTTAATCTATCAAATAATTTTATAAATAAATAAGAATATGCTATAATAAATAATATTCCAGATATAGTTCTTACATAGAATTCAATATGTTCTCCATCAGAAGCAAAGTGTCCCGATCTAAATGCATCTAATAATGTAGAGTAACCAAATATTAAAATAGTAAATGGTAAAATATTATTTAATAAATCATGAAATGTTTCTCTAGCTCCTATATTTTTTGTTTTTTCTGACCTATAACCTTGTCTAAATAAATACAACCATAAAAATTCTGCGCCCAATGTTAGTATAACATATAATAATGTCATAATAAATACATGTTGATATTCTAATACTTGAAATTTTACCATTATTAATGCTACAAATGCGAACATGGCATATGTATACCCCATTCTAATCAAATCATTAACAACTAATTTACTTAATATATTAGTCGAACTATTTGATGCATTTTCTCCTCCCATTTATATAATTATAATATAAAAAAAATATAAAATATATTATAATTTATAAAAATGAAAAAAACAAATATTAGAATTAATAATAATTTTTTAATTAAAAAAAATGACCAATATTTTTTATCTGATATTACTAATCAAGATCAGTGGATAAATACAGATAACCTTGTTAACCATAAAGGTAAAAACATTACAAGCAAATTACAAGAATTAAAAGAACAATATAAAATTAATTATAATGTAAATTTTATTACAGAACAATCGGGTGGATGATCCTTGCGGACAAATTTAAATCAAAATGGGGGGTGAGGTCCCTCCTTAAATAGAATGATTGGTCAAAAAGGTGGAGGATGAGGATTCCTAAAAAATCAAAAATAATTAAAATTCCTTATATATTTTACCATATGATATAAATATTTTAAATTTGAATTATTCAAATATAATATTATTGAAAGTGTAAATATAACTATATAAAGAATTATAAATAATATATTAAAAAATGAAACTGCTAATTAAAACTAATAATGAATATATTAAATCATTATATACAAATCATCAACATTATAATCCAGGTGATAGTGGATTAGATCTATTTTGTCCAGAAGATATAATTATTGGACCGGGTGAAACAATGAAAATAGATTTACAAATTCAGTGCGAAGCATTACATGATAATATTGAAAATAATAATGTATCATATTATTTATATCCAAGGTCATCAATTATTAAAACTCCATTACGTTTATCAAATTCTGTTGGAATTATTGATGCGGGATATCGTGGTAATATTATTGCTTGCGTTGATAATATAAAAAACTATGAATTTAAGGTAGAAAAAGGAAGTAGATTATTTCAGATATGCGGACCCACATTAGAACCCATTGAAATTCGAGTAGCAAATGAATTATCTAATTCGCAGAGAGGTTCTGGAGGATTTGGTAGTACTGGTTAAATAAATTTGAAATTTGATTTTATAAATATTTATTATTAAAAATAAAATAAAGATATAAAATAAAAATAAAATAAAATATAAAAAATGGACAAAAATTCTTCAAATGTAAACAAAAAGACGATTAAGGGTTTAAATAAAATGTATGAACAACTCAATATCTTGGAATGTATTCGCAGTGAAATGAGGTATTTTAATTATGATGGTAATGATGAAATCATCGATGGAAATCTCTTTAAAATGAAGGAACTTTTGGACAATATGTATGAACTATCAATTAAAAAGAAATGTGGTTGGACTGTATTTGAGTCTCCCAATATTGAGCAACCTGATACACCACAACATAATACCCCTGAAAATAGAGTTAGACCTTCTATGACTACTCCTCCTGGTGCTCCTAGAAAAAATATCATAAATGAAATTATTGATTATGAGTCGGAAGGAAATGATTCGGATGATTCGAATGCTTCTGATAATACAGGAAGTGATATGTCTATTGTATCTAATGAAAATAATGACTCTGTCACAGATACATCAGATGATGACTATATTGATATTAATGATGGAGAAGAATCTTCTTCAGAAGAATATTCATATTGTGAAGAAACCAATGATGAAGAGTCTCCCTATCGCGTACATGTCACTCTTCCTTGTGAAGATACGCCCGATTATACAGGTACAAGTGATACTAGTTCTGTTCGAAATTGTCCATATTGCGCATGAGGAGTTTAATTAATTTCATTAATACAGTCAACAATATTAGTTTCTTTAGTAGGGACCCATTTATTAAATTCTTTATTTAAATAACATTCAACATTAACATCTTTTTTTATATCTGTTAAATCTTTTAACCATTTAGATGTTTTAATATTTGGAATAGACGCATAACTATGTTTAATTAATGAACTCTTTGTTTCATTATTTAGATATAATTCATATATATCAGGTTTCAGTGATTTAATAATTCTAAATGAAATATTATTTGATTTCCTATAGTTGATTTTTTTGTAGTCATGATCATTAAAGAAATATAATATTTTCGCATATGTACTTTTTAATGGAATAAAGTAAAAGCCTCTTACTCTATAATTTAAATTAGGAATAAAATCATTAATAATATTATCAATATCACAATAATCAAAATATTTTTTAATCATAATTGGACAAATATTACAAAATGAATCATCAATATATTTATTTGTAAAAATTTCATTTACAATATTCATTCTTTCAATAATTTGTTTATTGAAAATTGATGAACCATTATGAGAATATATATCTCCAATTAATAAGAACCATTCATCCTCATTATTTTTTAATAATTCAGTTTCAAATAGGGTGCCATTAAAGATTTCTTCATTGAATCTGTAATGGACAAGAAATATCTTAGGATAATCATATCCATCCTTAATTTTTTTATCAATGAGAAAACAATAATTTACATCATTAATTTGAGTACAATATAATAAATATGGAGAACCGATTGTTTTTAAACATAAGATATGTGGATTATTAAAATTTTTTAGAAATTGTTGATTAAACATTTTGGCATATCTGGTTTTATATGTAATATTTGTTTTATTAAACATATCATCTAGAATGTGTTTTTTAAGTTCATTATTAGTAACATTATCTATTTCTTTACTACAGAAACTAGTTTTAGTAAGTGATTTAGAATCCATTTATATTTATTATATAATTATCTTTAATATTTATCAAATTTAAAATGCTATATTTAAAAATATAATAAGTTTAAATATCAATGAACAATATTTATTGTAGAAATTGTGGAAGAAGAGGTCACAAATATAAAGAATGTTTATATCCCAGATTAAGTTATGGTATAGCATTATTAAATGATAATAATGAAATAGTGATGATTGAAAGAAAAGATTCCATATCATATATTGAATTTATAAGAGGAAAATATAATATAGAAAATCCAGTATATATTCAATTATTATTCAATAGAATGAGTGTATTGGAGAAAGAAGTTTTATTAAATAATAAATTTAGTACTTTATGGAACAATTTATGGTATAGTAATATAAGTTCTAACAAAGATTATATTAGAAGTTTTTATAAATTTAAAGATTTAGATATAAATAGATTTGTAAGTAATTCAACTATGAATTATTTAAATAATGAATGGGAAATCCCAAAAGGTAGACGCAATTTAAATGAAACAGATTTACAATGTGCTAAAAGAGAATTTGAAGAAGAAACTAATATTTCTCCAAATCAATATACTTTATTAAAAATAGAACCATTTGGTGAAGAGTATACAGGTTCTAATAATACAGTTTATAAAAATATTTATTATGTTGGTAAAATAAAGGATAATAATTATAATTTATTTATTAATAAAAAAAATAATGATCAAATATCAGAAGTTAGTGCAATAAAATGGTTAACAAGAAAGGAGTGCTCAATAAGAATAAGAGATTACAGTAATTATAAATTAAAAGTTGTAGAGGAGATATTTAATTTTATATATAGTAATAAAAATAAAATTATTTTATAATATATATATTAATAATGTCTGGTTTAGATTTAGTCAAAATATTAGATCTAGACAAATTCCAATTGAGAGAAGATAAATTTAGTAAAGGTGGAGAAGATAAATGTAATAAATCTATATCTTGGAAATCATTAGATAAAATTAATAAGAGAGGTGATTATATAAAAAAATTAAATGAAATTAAAACAAATCCAAAATATGAATCATTTATTCAATTATATTTTCATGCTGGAGACACCATACAATTTCAAAAATATGGTTTATTAAATTCTAGATTATTATCTTATCCACAAAAATCTATATCTATAAAAGGTCTGGAATTGTATAATGGATATAATTTAGATACAACATATAAAACATTTTTATATTTATTTGATAAAGTTAAGAAAGGAATATATATATCTATTAAAGATAATGAATTACAAACATATTTACCATTTAGTAATATACATTATAAAAATAATTGGGCAGATATGTTAAGAGATTTAAATCCACAATTATTAGATCATTTAACATCTAGATATCATAATGTATCGGATCCAGACTTTTGGTATGCCAATAATTGTTTTTTTTCTATGAATAAATTAAAATCTACATCAGATGATGGAAAGGGTCAGGGAAAAGGGGGTGGTGGTGGAAAAGGAAAAGGTAATAAAGGTAAAGGTAAAGGTAAAGGTAAAGGTAAAGGTAAAGGTAAAGGTAAAGGTAAAGGTAAAGAATATTTACAAGAAGGTGATAAAACAGAAGTACCTTTTAAATATTTCTTAAATTATTTTCTAGAAGATATGAATAAAAAAGGTAAAAGAATTAATGATATGGATTTCTTTTTTTCACCAAGGGATTTTCCTGTATTTAGAAAAGGTTGGAAGGAACCATATGATAAATTATTAGGTGATAAACTTTTAGAAAAGGAATATCGTCATGAAACTTATACGCCGATATTATCACAATGTACTAATACTGACTTTAATGATATACCAATACCTACTCAAGATGATATGATGAGAATCACAGACGATATTTATCCAGATGATTGTAAAAACAATCATTCAAATGAACAAAAGTTTGAAATGGATTGGAGTAAAAAAATAAATAAGGCAGTATTTCGTGGTTCAGCTACCGGGTGCGGTATTACTGTTGATACTAATATGAGATTGAAATCAGCATATTTGTCAGCATCGTATCAAGCAGACGGCAAAGATATTTTAGATTCTAAATTGTCTGGATGGAATAAGAAACCAAAAGCAGATGCCGAACTCGGTTCTTTTAATAAAATAAATTTAAATAGTCAAGATCAATATGAGTATCGTGGTATTCGTATTGATGCAGGGGATCACAACCGCATGGATTTAGAAGAACAATCTAAGCATAAATATATATTAAATATTGATGGACATGTAAAAGCATTTAGATTAGGTAATGAATTAAGAATGGGTTCTGTTGTGTTATTAGTAGATTCAGATTATATTTTATGGTTTCAAGATAAATTAAAACGTACTGATACTGAAAGAGGAAAAATAGGTGACTATATTCCTGTAAAATCGGATTTGAGTGATTTAGAAAAACAAATAAATTGGTGCATTGAAAATGATGATAAATGTGAAAAGATTGCTCATAATTCTTTAGATTTTTATAATAAATATTTATCCAAAGAAGGTATGTATGATTATTTTTATAAACTATTAAATGATTTAAGTAAAATAAGGAAGAATCCTACTGTAAAAAAGATAACTGATAGGAAATTGAATATTTGCGTGGCATATAGAGATCCAGGTGATGGATATAGAAAAAGACAATTAGATATCTTTAAAGAGCAAATGACTTTGATATTGGAAGGGAAAATTGATTATCATATTTATATTATAGAACAAGAAAGTGATCGTGAAAATTATGATAAATTACCAAAAGAACTTAAACAAAAAAATTCTAAAATGGCAAAATTCAATCTGGGTATTTTAAAAAATATAGGTTTTATAAAAGCATCCGAAAAGAGTTCAAAAAAATCATATTATATATTATCTGATGTAGATTTATTACCAAGTAATGAATTAATAGATGATTATTTAAGATATCCAGAAACACCTATACATTTGGGAAATAAAGGAACTAGATATTTAGGTAATTCTGATAGTTTTTTGGGTGGTGTATTATCTGTAAATTCAGAAGATTTTATAAAATCAAATGGGTATCCAAATAATTTCTGGGGATGGGGTGGTGAGGATGATGCTTTAAAGAAAAGATTTGATGTAAATAATATAAAAATTGACAAAGATATAGAAAGTTCCGTAATAGATTTGGAAGAATTAAATTTGGATGAAAAATTATCAGATTTAAAACAAAATGAATCAAAAGAATATTTAAAAAGAGAAAAATTAGATAAAGATAAAGATGATTGGAATGTAAATGGAGTAAAAAATTTAGATGGATTATATAAAATTATATCTGAAGAACAATACGGAGGTTCTAATAATATATCTCATTATAAAGTATATTTAAAAGTGGGTGATGAAGAATTACCTATTAGTTTAAAATCAGATTCATCTGATCCTAGTAGTTTAAAATCGTATTCATCTGAGAAATCATCTAAAGAATTATCTAAAATTCCTTTGGAAGAATTGTATGGAGAATATGAGGAATGTCAAATAAATATTAATAGTGATATTGATAAAGAAATTAATGAAAATATACAAAAAGATATACGATTTGAGATAGATAATAGAGATTTAGATAAGGTACAATTAGATAAATTATATAAAAGAGATTACTTGTCATATCCAGATTATAATAATCCTAATTTTGTGAATGATATATCGAGAAAAGCAGAATTTAATTTAAATAAAATAACATTGAATAAGGATAATCAATGTGATAATAATGAATTTGAATTAGCAAATCATCAAAGATTATTAAAGAATTTTATAAATAATAATACACCATATAAAAGTTTATTATTATTTCATGGAGTTGGAGTTGGTAAAACATGTTCAGGTGTGACTATTAGTGAATCATTCAGAGATATTTATGTAAGGGATAATAAGAAAATAATAATAGTGAGAAAGGGTGGATTAAGTCAAGGGTGGAAGGATACAATATATGATCCTGAAAAAGGTGAAAACCAATGTGCTGGACAAGAATTCATAGATACAATAAATATAGGAGATAATTTTAACATGAAAGGTAAAAAAAACATAAAACGAGAACAGGATAAACTAATTAAAAAATATTATGAATTTTATCAATATGGTACATTTTCTAGTAAAATTAAACAAATATTAGGAGGTGCTATAGAACCAGATGATATTAAATACAAAGTTAATAAATATTTTTCAAATAGATTATTAATTGTAGATGAATATCATAATTTGAGAGAGGATTCTAGTAATCTATCTGAAGAAGGTGTAAATAAAGGTAAAGAGACGCATACAGCTTTGAAAAATTTATATAATGTTATAAAATATTCTACAAATTTAAGAATAATATTTTTAACTGCCACGCCAATGTTTAATAATGCGACTGAAATATTTTTATTATTAAATCTAATGTTATTAAATGATAATAGACCATTAATAAAAGAAACAGGATATATTAAAAACGGATTAATCACGAAAGAGGGGACAGATTTAATAAATAAAAAATGTCGAGGATATATTTCATATTTAAGAGGTGAAAATCCTATAAATTTTCCTATAAGATTATATCCGAATGATAAATTAACTATACATCCGGGTGATGCACCTACTCGTGGTTTAGATGGTAAAATTATAGAACATCCATTGAAATTTTTGATAACTTATAAAAATAAACTGCTAGGACATCAATCAGATATTTATAAAAAGTATATGGATAAATTTTTAAAAACGAAAGATTTCAGGAAAGAATTAAAAATAGGTATTAATAAACAATTACCACAATTGTGTAATATAGTTTATCCATCTAAAGATTTTAAAAATGTCGGCAAAGATGGATTTAATGAAATATTTACAAAATCAGGTAAATCTTTTAAGTATAAGGAAAATAAGTATGTAAAAATCCCTATATTACATGAGGAACATATTAATAATGTATCAATTAAAATAAAGAATATATTAAAAAATATTAGAACATCTGAAGGTATTGTATTTATATATACAGGATATATATGGTCAGGAGCAATACCATTAGGTATAGCATTGGAACATATAGGTTTTAATAAATTTAATGATAAAAATTTATTAGATAGTAAACATAAAGATGAACCATTAAATTATGATATGATACCAAAAAGTAAATTAAAAGAAGGAGATGATTTTAAAAGGGCGAATTATATTATATTGAGTGGAAATGAAGTGGTATCTGGTGATAATGATAATGAATTAAAAATATTAAAATCAGAAGATAATAAAAATGGTGAAAAAATAAAAGTTGTTATTGGTTCTTCAATAACAGGCGAAGGGTTTGATTTCAAAAATATTAGAGAGATACATATAATGGAACCATGGTACCATTTAAATAAATTAGAACAGATAGTAGGGAGAGGTATTAGATTTTGTTCTCATTCAATGTTAGAGAAATCTAAACATAATGTTACAGTATTTTTACATGCGGCAGTATATAATAATCAAGAGACTATAGATCATTATAATTATAGATTAGGTGAAAGGAAATCTGTTGAAATCGGGGAGATAGAAATGATACTTAAAAGAAATGCATTAGATTGTTATTTATTTAAGGATGGGAATGTAATTAAAAAGTCTGATGTAACACCTATGAAAATATTAGATTCAAAAGGTAATAAAAGTGTCGTTGAAGTATATGATAAAAAATATACTAAAATATGTTCTTTTCAGAATACATGTGATTATAAAAGTATAAATGTAGATAAAAAATTGTTGGATAATTTAGATGAAAATAATTTAAATTATGATACATTTAATTTAGATAATTTTAATGATATTATAAAAAATATTTTAAATTATTTAAATGAATTATATAAAAAGAAAAATTATTATTCATTAAATGATATTATAGAACATATACAATATTATAAAAATATTAATAAATTTATTATTTATAATTCATTGAAAGATATAATAGATAATAAAAAAATAATATTTGATATTAATAAAAATAAAGGTTATATAATTTGTAGAGGAGACTATTATATATTTCAACCATTATTTAATAATGATGAGAGTATCCCTATGTTTTATAGAAATAATATATTAAATAATAAAACTTCTATTGATATTAAAGAAATTACTATAAATTTTCCAGATGATTCTTCTAATAATGAATCAGAAGAAAAAATATTTGCCATAAATGTTTTAGATAAATTATTAAAAGATTATGAAAAATTCATTAAACCCATTAAGAATATATTAAATTATAATGATTTATTAAAACCAAATGATAAAATATTTAAAATTATATATTGTGAATATTTATTAGATAAATTACCATATAATGAAAGAAAAGTATATATAGAATTTTTATTAAACAAAGGACAATCTTCTAAAGATATATCAAATGAAAATATGGATAAACAAGAAATAAATACAATAGCATATAATTATTTTTCACATAATTTTATTTATAAAAAAGGAGGTAAAAGATTATTATTTGAATTTAAAGAAGAACCTGTTGGATATTTTATATCAAATGAATCTATTGTATCAAAAATGAAAACAAAAAAGGTTGAAAATATTGTGGAAGAAATAGGTAAATCTTTAGAATACTATAGGAAGGATGATGAAAAATATACAAAAATTGATGTTATAAAATCAGACGTTGTGCTAAAAACATATAAAACATGGGTGCATAGTTTTTGGAATACTAAATTAGATGCAATAATTAAATTTGTCAAGGATCCTGATTTAGGGACAGAAGTTTGTTCAGGGTATTTAAAAAAACCAGCAATTACAGAACTTATTATAGATAACTTAGATGATAATATATTGTTCTCAAAAATATCACAAAATAAAGATATATTATATAAAAGTTCAAATCGCGAATTATGTAAATTATTAGAAATAGTATTCAGAATAAAAGATAAATATTCAAAAGATATTAGGTATTTTTTACCATTCGATTTAATATATCATAAATTAAAATAAATTTGATATTTAAAATATAATAAAATTATATATATATATTAATGTTGGTATCAGAAGAAATATTCAATGATACAATTTCACTATTATCGTCAGATTTAAATAAGGATATCGACAATATTATTTTGAATAAATTAACAAAAAAATATGCTGGTTTATGTAAAGATAATAGTTTCATATTAAATAATTCTATTAATATATTAAAAAGATCATTAGGACGTATTGAGACTAATGATAATATTAATTATATAAAATATGATATTTCATATAAATGTAATACTTTATCTCCTCAAAAAACTAATATAATAGATTGTTATGTAAATAATATTAATAAAATGGGTATAATTGCTTATATAAAAATAGATGATGAATATAGAATTTCAGATGATAATTTTGATAATAGTCCATTAATTATTATAATACCAAATGATATAATTAATGAAGGCAATATCAATATAAATGATATAAATATTGAACAAAAATTACAAATAGAAATATTAGGTACAAGAATTAAATATCGCAATGAAAAAATCCAAGTTGTGGGTAAAATAATAGAAAAAATTTAATATTTATATATTATGGAAGATAAAAAAAAATTTATATATACAAAGATAAATAAAATTAAATATCATAATGAAATAATTAATTATATAAAAAATAATGATATAAAATATACAGAAAATACTAATGGTTTTTTTGTTAATATAAGTTTAATAGATGAACATATTAATAATATTTATAATATATTACAGTATATTATATTTAATAATAATGAAAATAATGAAATGGATTATAAAAAGCAAGAACTAATTGAAGATAACAAAATTATCAAAAAAATACGTCAAAAATTAAAATATAATATAGAATTGACAGAATTTACAAAAGAAGATCAGGATAAAATAATATTATCTAAAAATATAAATTTGATAATTAAAGATAATTTTATTTAAAATATAAAATGGAAATATTTAATGATTTGAAAAACAAAAACTGTAATTATTCATCTAAAATTGAATCAAATAAATATACTCAATCTAATTGGACAGGCGATAACGAACAATCTGTAATACAAGAAACATCTAATCATATAATGGAAACTGTTAAAAATGAATCACTTCAAAATGCTCTTGACGAACAACTATTGGAAAATGTTAAAAATGAATCACTTCAACATGCTGTTGATAATGAATGTGTCAAATATACAAAACAAGAAATGATAAAAAAATATAAATCTTTATATGAATTAATTTTATCAATTAGAGATCATAATTATACAATATTAGAAGAGAAAGAAAAAGATAAATATGTATCTGAACAAAAAATGTTATTATGTTCCAAAGTTGATGATGAATATGAAACTTATAATTTAAATAAAAAAATTTTATCAAAATCATTAATATGTTCTAATTTACAAAAAAATAAAGATAATCTATTATCATTAATATTATTTTATAATGATTATTTTAATATTAATTTAATAATATGTCATGATAATAAATTTTATAAAACTGGATTAAAAAATTATGATAATATTTATATTAAATATACTAAATATGGTTGGGTCATTATTAATATAAATGTAGATAATATTGAATATGAAAATATATTAGATTTTAAATATGGTATTGAATTAGATCTGAAAACTAATTTTATATATAATCAATATCTCAAAGCAATATCTAATTATAAATCAGATGAATTAATTAATATTTCTAAAGAATTAAATATTGATTTATTAAAAGTTGATGGAAAGAAAAAAATAAAAAAAGATTTATATGAAGAAATTAATTTAATTAAATTATATAATTAATTTAATTGGATGTAAATTTAAATCTAAGTTATATTATAAAACATGGCAAGCAGAGCAAATAATTCCGCGGCAAGCAGAGCAAATAAATCCGCGGCAAGAAAACTTGCAAATACTAAAAAAGTCATGATGAAAAGTCGCATGGATGCGATTGACGATGACGCGTTGGATATTGCATTTACTAAATTGCCCACGGGACCTCGAGTTGATATAGCCCCCGCAGCAGGAGAAAGAAGTGCTTTTGGCGTTAGAAAAAGAGATCCCGCTACCGAATTAGTAAAATGCAACATGGAAAACTCCCAACTTAAAAGTATGTTGACATCAGCAATGAATGTAATTGAAACAAATGGATTAGGTCATGAATTAGGGGCAAAGAAATTGACAACTGTTAGGAAAAAATTATCTAAACGTAATAAACCTATGAGAAGAAGTTCAACTAAACCCAGGAGAAGAAGTTCAACTAAACCTATGAGAAGAAGTTCAACTAAACCCAGGAGAAGAAGTTCAACTAAACCTATGAGAAGAAGTAATAATATGAGAAGTCGTCATTAGATAATATTTTTTTTTAATACTATACTAAATTTGAATATTTAAAATTATAAATATATTAATATATTATATATGGAAATCTTATCAAAAAATAAAGATGTCCTTGATTACTTTAATACAGCAATATCTAATGATAATAATAATATTGAACTAGAAGTTATATTTGGTTCATTCCCTAGAAATAATCCTGTTAATAAACTAATATTCAAAAAATTGTTAGATAAATTAAAAACCGATTTAGGAGAACCTATATCTATATCTACAAATTTAGATATTAGAACTAAATTCGGTAGTAATGTATCTAATACAAGATGTAGTATATTAGATCTCGAATCTATTAAAAAATATTGTATTACAAATTCATTAGAAAATCTATCTGAATCTTCTGTAATAATTATACAAAAAGAAGATTATAAAGATAGTACTATTAAAAATAGTAGAATAGTTAATGAAGAATATAATTATAGAATTAATTTAAAATCTGAAACTAATTTTGATTATGATCCCGCACAAATTAAAAGATATAATATTGATCATAATACAAAATTAAAACATTATAGATATAAAAAAAGATATAGTTTTATTACTAATGATAAATTATTTAGAATAGATTTATCTGTAGTAAAATCTACACAATATGATAAAAATAAATCTTCTTATAAATATGCTAAAACATTTAAAGAAGCAAATATTTTAAATAACCATGAAGATTATGAATTAGAAATAGAATATATAGGTTCTACTGAAACTAAAGACAATGGAGTTTATTATATTAATGATTTCTATAATAAATTAACATCTGATATAGATAATCCCATATCAATCTCGGGTAATGTATCCAATCCATTAACAATAGATATTAAATTACCCATACAATCTGAAGATACATCTGAATTATCTTTAATGCCAAACATTATAACAGATTTACCTATTGGTCCCATACAATTAAAAGATGAATTAATAGGGAAAAATGTAAAAATAAAAGATACATATGAGAGAAACGGAATTAAAATATCTGAAAGTGATATATTAACTATTGTCAAATATAGTAATAATTATAGAAAAAAAGGTAAGTATGTTCAATTACAAATATCTTCTAATTCGAACAAAATATGGGTACCATTAACAGAGATATATAGTGAATATTTTAATATAGATGACATACTATTAGGTATATATTCTGATATAAAATCAGGTGGTGGTAAAACTGATGAGGATGATAAGAAATTATCATTCAAAGTAGAAAAAAGAGACTTATTATCAGAAAAATGTATTGAATTACTTAATAACCATATTAGATATTTATTAGAGATTATTCATGATACTAAATTAATTTTATCAAAAT